CCACCACGCGCCATCCACTTATGAGATTTCTTGAGTTCCATTTTCTAACCCTCGCTTTTGCGGCTCCGTGCCGCTCACAATGTTATGTATAGCTATTAGCTAGCAGTCTGTCAAATAAAAAGATGGGGGTCGGCGTTCTTTTTTTTGAGGGGTGCACTAGTTGACATAATTCGGGAAAAACGGTAGAAAACGGTGGAGTGACATTCTTTGTCACACCATCCCATAAATGGCTGGATTATCTACGAAATTTGCCAGCAAAACAGAGGTTCGCATTGGCGAAGTGTGCCGCGCGATACGCCGCTGCGAGTTCATTCACGGCGAAAGCACGTATGAGTTCAGCAAGCGGTGGGGCGTAAGCGTGCCTCAGGCTCAGGAGATAGTGAAAGCCGCGATGAAGCGCGTTGCGCTAGAACTAACCGACCCGCTCGCGGTAAAAGGGGTGGTCGGCGCTCGCATGACAAAGATTGCGATGGAGGGAGAGCCAAAAGACGCCATCAACGCGGCCAGACTGCTCGCCTCAATGAGCGGCGCGAACGCTCCTACGCAACACAACGTGACTGTGAGCGCGGTGCATGCGATGACCCCAGCGGAGCGGCTAGAGCGCTACAAAGAGTTGACGGGTCACGACTGGGGCAAGCGATTGCCGGAGGCTCAGGTAGTGGAGGAGGCAGTACTAGTAGAGGAGGGGTCCGGTGGATCTAACGACTGAGATACTTCTACGACCCGGTGAGCCGGGAGACACGAATCTCATCCTGCATAACTGGCTGAGAGAGGGCTACAAAAGCACGTTCGCCCGCACGTTTGGGCACGAGGTCTGGAATAGAGAGCATGAGCGGTTTCTTCGCGAGAACGTTCTCCCCCGCTCGGCGATTACCGTCGCGGCCGATGCCACGATGCCCGATGTAGTGTGTGCGTTTGCGGTGACCGAGGGGCCCGGGTTGCACTTCGTTTACTGCAAACCCCGATGGAGGGGTCTCGGGATTGTTCGGCACTTGCTATCTGCACTGCCGCCGATAGAGTACGCGACACACCGCGTCGATAGCGGTGAGCGTTACAAGTTCAACCCGTACCCCCTATTTTTGGGGCTCAACAGAGGAGTAAGCACATGGCAGCAATCACAAGCGTCAGTCTGACGCACATGGTTCAATCCCCGCAGCTCAACCATCAGAACGGCAACAAGCGAGACCACTTTGTAGCCGGCGACTACGGTATCACGCTCGACCTCACCGGCGACGTGCTCACGATTACCGGACCCGGCGGAACAACGCTTGTGCCACGCGAACGCATTGTGGAGTACACGTCTTGATTCACTCCATCACACTACGCGATGACGTGACGCTCCCCGGCACCCAAAAGCTGGGGCGCTACATCGGCGTACAGCACGGCGTCACGTTCGCTCAAGACGCGCTCGGGGTGGTCATCACAAACGGGGGAGGCTCTAAGCTCATCCCGTGGTCAAACATCCTTTGCGTTGACGTACTGTCAAAGCCCGAACCAAAGAAACGTGGCCAGGGCGTAGCTAAGGCGGAAGACGAATGAGCATCGCCGCCATCTGCTCTTTGTTCGTCATCTACTGGCTATTTCGTGACGCATGACGCAAGTCGTCATTGAGACCGTTGCGCTTGTTTCGTTTGGCGCGCTGATGGGGTGGATTGTTGGTTCTCTCTTCTGAGCTAACAGCCGAAGAGCTTATCGAGCTGGAATATCTCCACCGGATGTTGTCTGCTGATAGCAGGCCGCAACGGTGGAGGTACTGTCCAGAGGAGCCCTACGAAAAGCAACTACAGTTCCTCGATAGCGACAAGCTAGAGGCGTTCTATGGTGGAGCTGCTGGCGGTGGCAAGTCGTCATGCCTGCTCATGGGCTCCCTCGAATACGTGCACGTGCCGAACTACGCGGCGCTGATTATCCGGCGCACGTTTCAGGATTTGAACCGCTGTGGCTCCATTCTTGACCGAGCCAAAGAGTGGCTTGACCCCTTCGTTGGCTCTGGGGAAGTGCACTACAGCCGAGAGGACCACCGCTTTACGTGGCTCAAGACGCGGGCAACGCTCACGTTTGGCTATATGGACAACGAGCATGACCGGCGCAGGTATCAGGGCGGCGAATGGCAATACCTCGGCTTTGACGAGGTAACGCAGCTCCCTGAACTTTGGTACCGCTATCTATGCTCTCGTGTCCGAAAAAAGAAAAACATGACCGTTCCGCTCCGCATTCGGAGCGCGGCGAACCCAGGTGATATTGGGCACGAATGGGTCAAGCGCCGCTTCGTTGAACACGACGGTTCGGAGCGTTTGTTTGTTCCGGCGAAAGCCAGGGACAACCCATTTTTGAACGTAGAAGAGTACGAGCGTTCGCTAGCCATCCTTGACCCGGTAAGCCGGCAACAGCTCGAAGAGGGGCTCTGGATTAGCGATGGCGGCGGACTGGTTTATGGCCATTTCTCGCTCGACGACGTTATCGACAAAGACAGTCTGCCTAAGCTCGATTACCACATCGTGGCCCATGACTACGGTTTCACTGATGACGTGGGGAACGTGGTCCTTGGGTGGCGGCGCAATGACCCGAACGTCTACATCGTTGAGGGGTACAAAAAGCAGAAGCAAACACCAGAAGACGCCGCCGTTGAATCCGACAAGCTGAGTCGAAAATACAAGCCGATTCAGATGGTGGGCGACACAGGTGGCCTCGGGGAGGGGTACGCGGAGCAGGCGATTCAGCGCTTCGGGCTGCCCATTGAGGCAGCGGATAAACACAACAAGCGAGGCTACATAGCCCTCATCAATGGCCGCTTTTCGAAGGGCAAAATCAAGATTGTGAAAGAGACGTGCCGCGAGTTGCTAGAAGAGATGGCCGTTTTGTCGTGGAAGGACGGCAGCAAAAAGGAAGAGGATCCAAAGCTCCCGAACCACTGTTGCGATGCCATGCTCTACGGGTGGCGAGCCACGCTTGCCCACTTCGAAAAAGAGCCAGACCCTCCCAAGACAGCTATGCAAAAAGTTCAGGATGAGGAAAGGGCAGCAATCCGAGAGCTTGAGAATCGTGTGAAAAATGAGATGGATTTCCTGAGAGACCTGCTATGAAAGTTTTTCATGGTTGACCTCGAAGAAAAGGTAGCCCTGATGCGCAGGCTTGGGGTGGTTCAGTGGGACGGCATCGTTCTTGGACCTGAGCCAAGGAAGCCAGTTGAGGACAAAGACCTGCCGCGCAGAAACCCGCGCGACGAACAGCGCGAGATTCTGGAAAACATGCTCCATTCCTCGGGCGCACCCATCGAACCCTTCATCGGCGGTGACGAATGAAAAAGAAAGATGAGCAGTACAGCCCGAGCCCGTATCTTTCGCCGCGCTGGTGGAATCGCCCGGTAGGCGAAGCGCATATTGACCTTGTTGCAACCGTTCGAACCATACGCAACGCGCAGGCCTACCGAAAGCTTATGGACATGCTCCACGCGTCCATGTACGGCAACATCCAGATTGCCGGGTGGGGCTATGCCGCTTGGTCCACTCGTGGCCCGCTTCTGTCTGAACGCCTATCGATGAACGTGGTCAAGGCGTGCGTCGATTCGTGTACGGCCGAAATTGCGGCCGTTGCTACGCCAAAACCAACGTTTCTTACGGTGGACGGCGACTGGGAAAAGCAGCAGCAAGCGAAGAACCTTGAACGCTCGGTAGAGGGGTGCTTCTACGAAGGCGACGCCAACGAATCATTTGTTCGCGCGTTTAGCGTTGGTGCGAACATGGGTACCGGCCCGGTAAAGATTTACGCGGACCATGAGCACGGCCGCGTCGCCTATGAGAACGTGCTCCCGTGGGAGATTGTGACGGACGACGGTGAAAGCATCTATGGCAAACCGCGCAGCATGTATCAGCGTCGATTTGTTGACCGTCGCCGTGTCATGGAGCTGTTTGCGGCCGACGACCAGGAGAAGCAGGCTAAGATTGCCGTGTGCCAGGTGGATTCTGAGGACACGGAATTTGCCTACAACACGACGGCCGACCAGATTCTGGTCACCGAAGGATGGCACCTTCCGAGTAAGAAAGGTGCCGGTGACGGGCGTCACGTGGTCGCTGTGGACGGATGCACGCTTGTCGATGAGCCTTGGACGCGCAGCCGGTTCCCCTTCGAGTTCTTCAGGTGGAGCGACCCACGCGTGGGCTTTTGGGGGATTGGAATCGCGGAAGAGTTGACCGGCATTCAGACCGAAATCAATAAGCTTCTGCGCCAGATTCAGCGCGGAATGCATCTCATCACTGGCCACTACCTGGTTCACTCGGGGTCAGACGTTACGACGCAGCACATCAACAACGACCTCGCGGCAATCGTCAAATACTCCGGACAGCCGCCTGTCTACCAGGCACCCAGCATCATCAGTCCTGAGATTTACCAGCATTTGAATGGGCTCTACGCACGCGCGTTTGAGCTTGTTGGCGTCTCTCAGTTGCAGGCCACTGGGCAGAAACCGGCCGGCCTCAACTCGGGCGCCGCACAACGTGAGTACCAGGATATCCAGAGCAAGCGCTTTGCGGAGAAGTCGAAGCGGTATGACAAGTTCGTTCTCAACTGCGCCAAGCAGACGGTTGAGTGCGCGAAGGAGCTTGCCGCCGCCGGGAACTACAAGATTCGCGCCGTGTCCCGGAAGTCCATTGAATACATCGACTGGGGCGAAATCAACCTTGCCGAAACGGATTACGCTATCGAGCTTTTGCCGACTTCCTCCATCCCAAGCACGGTGTCCGGGAAGATGGAGTGGGCGGAAGACATGAGCAGAATCGGCCAGATTCCGCCAGAAGACATGATGGAGATTCTCGATTTCCCAGACATCGAGCGGTACGCCAAGCTCGCAAACGCGGACCGAAACGTCATCAACCGAAACATCGCCCACATGCTCAAGACGGGCGAGGTTGTGACGCCAGAGCCGTACGACAATCACCCGCTGGCCCTGAAGCTATGCAGACAGAATTACCACGCTTGGCGACTGGACGGCGCACCGCAGGACCGCTTGCAGCTCCTTCGAGATTACATGGATGCAACCATTGCGTATATGGAGCCCCCCGCTGAGCCTCCTCCGCCAGAAGGGCCACCGATGGGCGCTCCAATGGAACCGCCTCCCGGTCCGCCGATGATGCCACCCTCCCCCGATGGCATGATGCCTCCGGAGGGAATGCCACCCCCACCCATGTGAGAGCCTATGTCTGAAGTGACAGAAAACGTCCAAGCCACGCAACCGTCCACACCCATCGTCAACACTGCCCCAACCATCAGCGCCGAGGCACTCCTCAGCGCCGCCAAAGATGTTTTTGGAGAGGCGCCCGCAGCAGAATCGCCAGCGGAGACACCGAAGCCTGAAGATGCCGCAAAGACGGATGCCGTTCAGGAAGAGAAAAAGGAAGAGCCCAAAGATGAGCGTGTCGCTGCCAAGATTTCTGCCGCACGTCGTTCTGAGGAGCGTGCGCGCAAAGAGCGCCTAAAGCTTCAGCAGGCCAAAGAGGAGTTCGAGCGCGTCCGGCGCGAGACCGAAGAATACAAGCGCAAATATGAGGCGCTGAAGGACGGAGACCCGATCCAAAAGCTGAAAGCGATTGGCGTGGACCCGCTCGACTTTATGAAGCGTGCCGCGTCGGACCCTGAGGTCGCGGACCCGATTGCATCCAAAATCAAAGAGCTTGAGACGAGGCTTGAGCAAGAGCAGCGCGCCCGCCTGGAGATGGTTCAACAGCAACAGCTCGCATATGTGGACACCTCCGTCACGGAAGCACAGCGCATCTTTGTGGAGTCCATCGCCGAATCTGCGGACAAGTACCCGCACCTCGTGAAGGAATTTACTGCCGAGGAACTCGCACAACGTGGGATAGCTATCGCGCGTGAGTATGCAGAATCATACAAGGCGCAAACAGGATATGACTTGACAGATGATGTCATTGCTGAACAATTGGAGGCTGAGGCACAGGAACGCGCTGAACGGCGTGAAAAGTTCTGGGCCTCTCGTGTGAAAGCAGTACCGGCTAGTCAGGCAGCAGTTCCAGTGAATGCAGTTGCACCCCGAGTACCGGGTGAACAACCACGCACGTTGACCGCTGACGCTACGGTTACCACGGAGCCATCTCCAAAGTGGTCGCAAGAATGGGCTGACCAAGAATCACTTCGGATTCTGAACGCCCGCTTAGCGAACAAGTAACGCCAGATACAGGTCAACGGCTCACATTCACGGAGCTGTTGTCATGGCATATTTGGATCAAGCTACCGCCGCTGCGGTACTCAAGACGCAATACACCCAGTCGAAGGTGTGGGACATGATTTATCCCGACCACCCCACTTCGCGATGATGAAGAAAAACACCAAGTTCGTCGGTGAGAACAAGGTGGTCGCATTCAAGTATGGTGCACCTCAAGGCCGCGGCGCCGCGTTCGGCGTGGCCCAGGGGAACATCACGCCCAGCCAATACAAGAAAGTCATTGTCGAGCGTAAGCCCGGCTACGCTTTTGCGCAGATTGCGGGTGAAACCATTGAAGCTGCGGCGACGGATGCCGGCGCACTTCTTCGGACCCTCCAGACTGAAATTGATGGCGCCATGTACACGGCTGGCCGTGCGCTTGGCATGGCCCTCTTTGGTAACGGCGGTGGCGCTCGCGGTCAAATCAGCGCTACCTCCAACGTGGCGACCCCGACCATCACCCTCGCGAATGTCTCCGATTCGGTGAAGTTCGAGGTTGGTATGGTTATCAACCTGAGCGCAATCGACGGCACGACTGGCGCGAAGCGAACGGGTACCGTCACACTCACCAAGGTTGACCGTAACACCGGAACGCTCACCGCGAGCGCAAACTGGAACACCATCACCGGCGCAACCGCTGGTGACTACATCTTCCAGAACGGCGACATTGAGACCACCAACACGCAGCCGACGG